GGGCAGGTGTAGGCGACAGCCTCGGTGTCTTCAAGGTAGATGCTCGTCGGCACCGCGGTGCGCGTGCTCTCGTCGAAGGCGAAGGTGTGCACGTAAGGTCCGGCGCCGGTGACGGTGTCCTTGCCCATCAGGAAGCCAAACTGGTAGCCGGCCAGCCAGGGCGTCAGTTCAGCCTTGAAGCCGCTGAACTTGGTATCGAGCCTGGTGACCTGGCCGTTGGTGGCGAAGGCCGTCTGCTTGCCCGCGTAGTCAATGTCGGAGCGCCGCGTGGTGCCCACTTCCAGCACCGCGCCGCCATCGAAGCGCTGCGCCTGAAGCATGTTCGCGGCCAGCACAGCCGTGTTCCAGGCCGTCTGCGACTTCGCGCTGAGGACCAAATTACGTGCGCTTTTCCACTGGGAGTTGAAATTGTAAGGACCGGCCATGGCTATTTACTTCCTTTCGCGGATGCGGGTACAGGTACGGGTACGGGTGCGGGTGCGGGTTGGGTTTGAGCGGCGGCGATCTGCGCGTCCAGGGCGGCTTCCTCGCTTTTCACGGCAGCGAGCTGGTCCGCGGCGCTGGCCCCGGCAGGCACCTGCACAACCACCGCTGGCGCGAGCTGCAGGATGAGCGCTCCGTCGATCTTTTCCTTCGACAGCAGCCTCGCCCATTCGCTGGCGAGCACGCGCGTGGATCCCGAGGCGGTGAAGACGTAGCTAAAATGCGGCGTAGTGATCCGGATCGGCTTGTCTGCGCCGGCGATCTGCGCGCCGGCCGCGCTGAGCTGCACGTTGACAAAATCGGATTGTGCGGTGGACGCCATCGTTCTCTCCTATGCCCCTGGGCGAGCGTTTGCTCCGCTGAACTGCGCAATGCCTTCGACGGTGATGACGATCGAGAAGAGCTGGTCGACCGGCCCTTCATCGGTGGAAACCAGCTTGACGGACTGCATGGCGATCGGCATGCTCTGTGTGCTGTCGGCCAGGGCCAGCCGCGCGCCGGCGAGCTGATCTTGCACGGTCGCCACCAGCACCAGGGTCTGCTTGCGCTCATCGGCACGGCTGCGCAAGCTCGACTCAAAGCAGAGAATCTCGAAAGGCACCGCGCCCTGGTAAGAGAGCCGCTGGTTATCGTGCAGGTTCTTGTAATCGGCCCCGGCAAAGCGCACACGCACCGAGGGCGGCTGCAGGATCAGGCGGCCATCGTCGTCGAAGTCCTTGTCGCCCAGGGAGTCGATGTTGACCTTCGCCCCGTAGGCGGCGGCCAGGTTGGCGTTGAGCAGCAGCAGCAGAGCGGCCTCGACGTAGTCAATGCGGAAGGGAGAACTCATGCTTCACCTTCCAGGCCGGCAGCGTTCCGCGCCTTCGCCACGTAGCGGTTGACGATGCCTGCGATCCGCGCAGGATCCTCGGGACGGAAAACCAGATAAGGCCGCGGCGGAATGTTCTGGTGGCGCGCGTGGCCGCGGACGCTGCCCTGGCGCGCATTGCGCGGGCCTTGGATGCGGCGCTTCTGGCCGCGCAGCCGGCCCGTGCCCAGCTCCGACGACAGGCGGAAGTATCCGTGGCCCTTCACGTCAACGGTAGCCTTTGACTGGGCCTCGGTCTGCGGCCCGATGCCCACCCCACGATCGCGCGAACCGAACTGATGGACCGCCGCATAGATCAGGCTGGTGCCGATGGTGACCACGCCAGGCTGCGCCTGGGCGGCGATGGAGTTGAGTAAGCGGCCGCTGCGGACCAGCAGCTTGTGTCCCGCGCCATATACTTTCGGATTGCGGCGGATGGTGCTCTCGGCCAGCGGCACCCAGGATCCGGCCGGCGATCCCTGCTCGCGGAAGGTGCGGCGGATCGAGACGAGTTGAGACGCGCCAATCTCTTCCATCAGCTCCTGATTTTGCGCGAGCGAGAGACGGAAATTTCCCAGGGACACCACCACGCGGCTGTCATCGACCCTGATCGCTTCCGTCGTCATCAGATAAATCCCCGGATGTTTTCTTCGCGAAAGGCCAGGTGCCGATCCTTCTGCGAGATCTGCGGGCCGGCCGTGGAGCTTTGCGGCGTGAGCGCTGTGGCTGGCTGATCCAGCGAAGCCTTCCCGCTGGAGATGTCTTTGAGAAAGGAGATTGCCTGGTTAAACCGCTCCTGAACGGTGTCGGCGATACGCGATTCGCGGCGCCGGCTGAAGAGCAGGTAAACGGTGATGTCGAGCACCAGCGACGTAACATCGTCGGACTGCTGCAGCGGCGTCACGTAGCGGGCGCGGCAGTAGCTGTCCACGCGGCCCGACGACTCTTCGAGCGCGGCCGCCGTCACCGTCGCAGTAACCTCGGCATCGAGCACCGGGTTACCGCTCGGGACATCGACGGTCAACTCCGCCAGGTCCTTCTGCGACATGCGCAGCGGGACCAGGTTGGCCTGGGTCGCGTAGGCCATCGCGCTCTACTTCCCCTTCGGCTGGGGTGCTCCGGCCTTGACTGCGCCGAGCGCCGAGAGTTTCTTCGCTTCGCCCGCGGTGAGTTCGATCGCATCGCCGGGCACGAAAAGGTGCTTCTGGCCGCTCTCCCAGCCTGCGCCTTTGTGGTTGATCTTGCGGACGGCCGTGTGGGTCGCCGTTGGAGCTAACGCTGTTTTGCCTGCCATGATCGCTTCTCCTCGTGAAAGCCTGTCGTTGAGAAAAAGGCGCGCTGTGGTTGCAGCGCGCCCTCATCCGTGCTGCGTTTTGCCACTTAGCCCTCGAAGTCGCTTGCGACGGCCTCCATGGTGTCGCCGGTGACCGTGCCGAGAATCGGGTAGCCGGTCTCCTGCGCCGTCACCTTGATGTCGTAGTACCACTCGGCCGACTGCCAGAAGGTCTTCTTCGACCGCACCGGATCGGGCCACTCCTGCACCGCGAATCCCTCCGCGCCCTGGGCGACGAGCCCCAGCTCCACGCCCTTGTCTCCCTCGCCGGTCCACGAGAAGGTCTTCAGGCAGCTCAAATCGTCGACGCTCGGCGCGGGCTGCGCGTATCCGAGGAAAGCGCTGTTGCCCCACGTCCAGGTCTTGGCGTTGTTCTGCGCGAGCTGGACGGCCGCGCCGCGGATGCACTTGACGCCAAAGACGCTCGACAGCTTGTCGAGGTCGATGATGCCCAGCACGTTGGTGTACTTGAAGCGCTCGACGATGTCGGGATGGTTGATCAGCACCTTGACCACGGGGCTGGAGATGATCAGCACCATCTCGTTCTCGGCGATGCCCACCTGGCGCAGCGTTTCCTTGGCGGTCTCGATGTCTTCCGTGGGATGCGACGTCACGGTAGCCTCGGTCTGTCCCGAGGTGATGTAGGAGTCCCACATCGAGTTGCCGCTCAGCGTGGTCCCGTTCGGGAAGTTGGTCAGGTTCAGCGCGGCGGTGGCGATCTCGCCCTCGCGGTAGAGGTTCAGCCGGCGGGTCAGGCTGCCGGTGAGCTTCTGGCGCGCCGAGAAGCCGAGCCCCAGCGAGTAGGCCTCGCTCTCCATCGGGATGTCGCCCTGCAGCGCATGCGCATAGGCGAAATAGGTGTCGGTGGAGTACGTCTTCCGGATGCTCGTCGGCTCGGTGCCCGGCGCGCGCTTGGTGGTAGCCGGCATGCGGAAGTCGTCCTGCGTCCAGACGACGTATTGGAAGGTCTGGCGATCGACGGGAACGCGCGGGCAGATCGCATCGCCAACGAAGATCTGGTCGCGGAAGTCCTTGGCAAAGTTCGAAAGCGCGACGTTGAGACCGCCCGCCGGCATTGTTCCTACGAAGCCACCCATATAACGTCCTCCTGCTGCTGCCGCCTCTGGCGGCAAGAATTTGACTCAAGACCCGGGGAGCGGCGCCGTCACCTGGGCGGCGCCGTCCGGAAGGTTAAACCTCGCTCAGAGCCGCCGGCGTCGGTCCACCGATGGCGCGGACCATCCACTTCGTGTTCACCGCTTCCAGCACCACGATGTCGCCCAGGGCCGCAAAGGTCACGGTGTCCTTGGTGCCATAGATGGCGTCGGCCGGCGTGGTCACGGTATGCGCGTGCGCCGTGTCCGCCACGATGGCGATCACGGTGCCGTCCTGGGCGGCTGTCGGGGCTGCCAGAGTCATCGCAAGCGCCGCAGCGCCATTGATCACGGCCGTGCCACTGGCCACCGGGATTGCTCCCGCGGCCGCGTAGTAGGCGACCTGGCTGCCCGGCATCACGATGCCCAGGTTTGCGATCACCATGACGCACGCGAAGCTGCCAGGCGAGACATAGACCTGGGCTTCCAGCGCGATCGCGACCACAAGCTGCCCGGGATTCGCGGGCACCAGCTGGCCGCTGGCGTTGGCGGCCAGCGGACCGCCGGCCGCGACGGTGGCGCCGATCTGCGCCACAGCCTGGCCGAACTCGATCACCGAGCTGTCTTCGCCAACCGTGTTCGTGCCGCCGCGAACCACGCTGACCACATCCTCTTCGAGAATGCCGATGACGTCGGCCGTCGCGGCAACGACGAGCGCGGCGTGCAACGCGTCAGAGCCGTAGGTCACGGCCAGGCCGCGAGACGGCGAAGAGGCGGGAGGCGAAGCCACCCGCAGCGATTCCTTGATTTGCGGACCCTGCGGCCCTTTCGATTCAACGTAAATGTCTGCCATCGATCGCTCCTCGCGTGTGATTCAAAAGCTCCGGGCAATTCGCGGTGCCCGGTCCGCCTCCGCCCCGGCGAGCCGGGAGCGGAGCGTGGAATTTCTTAGACAGCGCCGGCGTGCGCGCCGCCCGGAACGGTCAGCTCCGGATTCTCTTCGGCAACCTGGGTCAACGCCTCGGAGAAACTGATCTTCTTTTCCGCAGCGCGGGCCTTCGCCAGGTCAGTCAGCGGATCGCCGGTGCTCTTGCCCTGGCCCGTGGGCGCGCCTGCCGCCACGCGGCCGCTCGGCACCATCTTCGGCAGCCCCTCAAGGAACTGCACGAGGATCTCCAGAGGCGCGACCTTCTTCTTCGCGTCGCCCTCGCCAAACTCCACCGTCGTGGTGATCTTGGCCAGCTCGTCAAACACCAGAGGCAAGCCCTGCTTCTCAAAGGCCGGAACCCAGTGGCCCGAGCCCTTCAGCTTGACCACCGCTTCAGTGGCGCGCTGCCTCGTTTCGCCCTGGGCGATCCGCGTTTCGCGCTCGCTGAACTTTGCGGTCTGGGCGGTATGGTCAGTCTCCAGCTTCGCGATCTTCTCGGTCAGGGGTTTCGTGGCCGCATCAACGGCCTTGGTCACGATCGACTGAACGGCGGCCTCGCTGAATTCAGCCGGCGTCTTTTTGCCGTTGAAGAGTTCCGCGAAAAACTCCGCGATCTGTTCCTTGATGGGCTTTTCCACTGTTTCCTCCTGCGCGAACTCGAATTCTACGAACTCGCGATCGGCGTCGTTGAAGTTGAGATTCTTGAGACCCTTCACAGCCGGGGGCTGCGCCCCGAGCCACGCAACGTGGCGAAGGCCGCTGATGTCGCCGTTGGCGTCGCGGTAGAAGGCCGCGCTGCGCTTCTTGAACTTGCCCGCCCCGCGCATGTCCGCGAATTCGGGGTCGACCTGCGTTTCCTTCATCAGCAGCACGTCGCCGTCGAGCTTGAGGCGATCGACCCAGCCATAGGCCGGCAGATTGTCTGCGGGATGGCCGATGCACTCCGGCGCTTCGTGGTACTCGGGATCGTAGTCGTTGACCACGCGCACCAGGTCGCTGCGCGTAACCTTCGCCTTGCCCTGGTCGCCGTAGTCGCCGGCGCGGAAGATCTCGATCCAGCCGCCGGCGTAATCGTGCGCTTCGGCGTGCTCGTCGGACTTTACATTTTCTTTTTCAAAGCCGCTGGGATCGATGCCTACCGACCGCGCCTTGCTGGCTAGCTTCTTGGCAACAGCCTGCTTCTTGGCCGCCGGCACATCGGTCTGATTGAAACGCGCCAGGGCATTCTGGACGTGGTCTTTGTCATGCACCGGAAGCGACCAGGTGCCGGGATCATCGGGGTCGCCCACATACGCGAAGTCCGACGCGTGAAGATCCTGCCCTGCAACTGTCTTGGTCTTGGCCACGAGATGAGTCTCCTTCCTCCGCCGTCAAACGCGGGTTGAAAACGCATAAATAGTTGACCGCCGCGAGAACTCGCCCACTTTACGCGGCCAGCAGAACATGAAAGCCCGGCTGCGGCACGAAGATCCGCGCCAGCATCGGCAGCCGTTCGAGGCCCCCCTCTCCGCACTTCGGATCGATCTTGAGCGCTTCCTCGGCCGGGATCGGCACCACCGAGCAGCGGCAGTTGAAACCGGAAGGCGGATAAATCTTGCGCCACACCGGGTCGATGGCGCGCGCCAGAAAGCCGTCGAGCACCTCGTGCTCCGGCCGCACGCGATCGTCGCCCACCGTCCAGTACTGCCAGAAGGGGAGCGCCTCGACCATATGCGGCTGCTGCATCTGTTCGAGACGCCCGGCAGAGTAGGCCTTCTGCATCGAGGTCTGAAAGGCGGTGTCCAGCGTGGAGGCGTTCAGATTTTCCACGCCGGCCTCGCTGGTCAGCCTGTCCACGGCCGCGCGCCAGTCGGCCGCCGTCTGGCCGGTGCGCGCCGTCTCTCCGAGCGCATCGCGGATCTTCTGGATCAGCCGCACGTCGGCCACGCCGGCCAGGGTGAAGGCATCCTTCCGGTACTGCGACGTGAGTCCGTCAAAGACGGCGCGGGTGACCGGCGTCAGTTGGCCGATCAGGCTCGCCGAGCGATCGTCGGGCAGATCGAAAGAAAAGCCCACGGTAGCGTCCTGCGCCTGGTCTTCATCGAAACGGATAGCATGCGCCGTCTCCGCGATCGGCAGCAGCCGCCCGGTCTTCTTGTGCGCGTGGCGCACGATCTGGAGACGGCCCAGCAGATCGGCCGAGGCGAGATGCCGCGCCAGCACGTCGCCGAGCTTGCGCTGCAGCGCGGTGTCGCGCGGCGTCGGCAGATGGAAGTCCAGCGCCATTACTTCCTCACAACAGGGGTGACCTGGCCGAGCACTTCATGGACGCGCTCCTTCAGGATGGTGGTTGAGTCCCTGATGAGCGACGCGAATGCCTTGTCGTATTCATCCATCTCCCGCTGCACGGTCGGCGGCGGCTCGGCAAAGGTGTTGCGGTTCATGTCACTGATGGCCACGTTGGGCGCAGCGGCATTCGGCACCAGGATGTCGTCAGGGTTCTCTCCGTTCTCCCCGGCCGCCAGCGGCGCGCCGTAGCGGTCCACGATATAGCCCACGGTAAACTTCTTGCCCATGCGCTGCAGGCCGGCATCGATACCGAGCCGCTCGACCAGGTTCTCCGCGGGCTCGATGTCGATCGCGAGCTTCGGAACCGGCGCGCCCGGTCCGAAGTTCCACAGGACCAGCGGCTGGATGAGCTGCTTATTCACGACGCTCATCACCAGCCGCGCGAGATAGACGCCGCGGTTTTCAAGCGTGTCGGCGTGCGTCTGGCCCTGCGCCTGCGATCCTGTGCCGCCTTCATTGCCGAAGGTAGTCAAGGTCTCGCCCTGGATGCGCCGCGTGATCGCGTACTGCATGAGGATGTAGAACTCCTTGTAAACGGCGGGGCTCTGCGAGCGCGCAACCTTGAGCAGCTCGACTTCGATATCGAAACTCTTGGGCACGCCGATCGCTACGGAGTCGATGACGGCCTGCGCCAGCTCCGCCGCCCTCTGTTTCTCCTGCTCGTTGTCGGCGTCGTTGTATTTGACGACAGCCGTGCCGGGCCCCTTCTCCGCGTACTTCACCCACAGTCGTTCCACGTTGCGCTTGAACCAGCTCGGCCAGAAGACGTTCTTGAGCAGCGGGCGGCCCATGCGATTGCGCGCGCGCCGCCGGTAGGTGGTGATGAGAAACTTGTTTTCAGGCACCTCCGCGCCGTCAGAGGCGAAGGGGTTGTCGAGATATTCCAGGTTGCCCACCTGCGGCCGGAAGCGGTTGCCAAAGAGAAACAGCTCCTGGGGGCAGTCGTCGATCGAGAGCAGCGACGCCTGGCCGGCGCTCACATCGAACATCAACTCCTGGACGCTGAAGCCGTAGCCGGCCGCATCCAGGATGCAATCCAGCACGCTGTCGAAGTCGACGCCATCGAGCTGCGCCTCGATGAATTCCTTGGTGTCCACAGCCGCGCTGTCGCTATCGTTGGCCGGCTCGACACTGCGCGCGCGCTTGCTGACCTCGTACTTGAGCGTGTCCAGGGCGCTCGATACATCCTCATCCTTCTCTTCCAGCTCGCGGTAATAGCCCATCGTGAAGGGCGTGTTGTATTGCATCGCGGCCCAGATGCTGGTGGGGTTGCGCGTGCCGCCGAAGGCGAGCGTGTTGCGATAGAGCGAGATCTCGGTCAGGTAAAGCGCCTGCTCTGAGACCACAGGATTCCGCTGCGGCAGTGCTGGAACGATTTGAGTTTTTTCTTCGGCCATCACAGGATTCCTTCCAGTTGCGTGAATGAGGGCGCCCTGCGCGACGGCCTGGCGTCGAGAACGATCGTCCCTTCGTCGGCCGCGAGATCCGCGAGCGCCTTGGCCCAGAACGCATCCGCGTGCGCATAGAGCTTTTTCTTCTGGCCGCCGGCGACGGCCGTGTCGATCTCGATGCGCGGCGCATCGAAGGTGACGCCCGTCGACGTGGCCTGGCGCTTGATGGCCTGCAGCTCGGTCCGGATGCCGCCGTCGTAAGGGATGCGCGACCGCTGGCGCTCCATCCGTTTCTTGATCCGGATGGCTAGATCGGTCTTCAACCGCACGCCGCTGTCGTTGGTCCCGCTGAAGCTCACGCCGAGCACGCGGCCGGGATTGGCTTCGTCCAGCGTGTCGAACAGGCCCACGCCCATGCCGGTCTTGTCGATCGCGCCGCGGCTGCACTGGCGCACCACCGGCTGCACGATGCGGAACTGATTGGGGAAGCTGATATTGTGCAGCCACGCGACCAGGCGCGTGACCGCCACGTCGCCGACTTGCGCATCGACCCACAGGCATGTGGCGTCGTGATCGCGCGCCACGTCCATCCCAAAGGTGTGCCGGTACCGCCGGTCAAGTTCCAGGTCTTTGAATACGGTGACCGGCGAGTTCGCGTCGAGATGGACGAGCTGCGCGTCGAGCGACGGATCCTCGCAGCTCGCGACCAGGTCAAGCGTGAGCCACGCGCCGGTGGCCTTGAGGAATACGCAGCAGAACTCCTGATTCCAGGTGTCGTCGTCGTTCAGGCCGCGGCGCATGCCCTCGATGTCGATGGGGCAGCCCTCGGCCACGGCGCGATGGACATCCACCCAGTGCCCGGACCATCCGTTGTTTTTGGCCGGCAGCTCCGCCGGCGCAACGCCCAGGTCCAGCCCGAGGTCGCGCGCGATGTCGTAGAACTTGCCCTGCTCGCCGTTGGGCGTCGAGAGCACTTCAAGGGAGTTGCCCAGGGCGACCTGGCGGAAGACGGCCGCGAAGATGGCATAGCTGTCCTCATGGTGCGCAAACTCATCCAGCACGGCATCGCCGGGATAGCCGCGGGCCGTGCGTGGGTTGGCCGGCAGCGCGATGATGCGGCTGCCGTTGGGAAAGGCGATCTTGCTCTGAATCGCCTCGATGCGCCCGATCGCGTCGACGAAGTCTTCATTGGCGATCATCTGTGCCGTGCCACCCATCAACTGGCAGAGCTTGGCCGCGGTCTCAACAAACTCGACTGACTGAGCCTTGGACGCGGAGAGCACCGTCGTGGTGCGGCTCGGCACACGCATCGACATCTCCACGCGCCGGTATGCGGTCGCGAAGCTGTAGCCGATGCGCGCGGACTTCACCGCGCACTTGAACCGGGTATTGTCGTCGATCCAGCGCTGCTGATAGGGCCGCATCTGCAGCACGGCCGGCACTTTGATTTTGTGGTCGATGGTTTCAATCATGGGCAGGCACCTGAAGCGGCGGCAGCCCGAAGGTGCGCTCCCGCAGCAGGTTGATGTCGTCGATCGAGAACTGTCCGGCGCCCTTCTTTGCGGCCTGCTTCGTGGTTTGGTCCAGCGCCTCGCGGGCGTGACTCTCGCGGTCCTCAAGGATCTTGATCTTGCGCTGGTCCACGTCCACGCGCTTGGCCTGCAGCTCCACGCGCTGCATGCGGCTCATGGCCAGGGTCAGATCCTTCAGGCCCTTGGCGAACTGCGCCTTGTCGCCGATGCCCGCGCTCTGGATCAAGTTGAAGACCTGGTCGCGCAGCGCATTGACCACGGCCGAGTTCGCGCCTTCGAGATCCCGGCTGGCAAAGGCCGCGGCAAACTCCCGCGCCTGGGCGCTCTCAGCCAGGACCGTTTTCCGCGCCTGGCTCACGCGCAAGTCGAACCAGCGGTGCAGGCTGCTTTTCGCCAGCCGCATCTCCGGAAACTCTTCCAGGACTTTAAGATCCAGCGACTCCCACTCGATGAAGCTGCCGCCGTCCTCTCTCCACTTCGCGCTGTAGGGGCGCGCCGACTGCTCCGCGATCTCCACCCAGGTGCGGCCGCAGTCGTAGAGATACTCGATCGCTTCCCGCGCCGACTGCGGCAGCAGATCGATCTTGAGCGGCTGATGCGTCGCGCGCGGCTCTCCGGTTTTGGGTCTGGGCTTGGCCATGGCTAGTTGAACAGCACGTCGTCGTTGCTCTGACGCCGGGTGTAAAAGCGGAGACCCGTCGCGGTAAAAACGATCTGGCTCAGCTCCACGCGTCCGGTTTCTTCGTTCGTGGTCGATTTGAAATCGATATATTCGAGCACCTGTAGATCCTGCAGGAGCGTCACGACCTGCTGGCGCCCAGCCGTCTGCCCCATCTTGAGGAGGATCGCCCAGACCTCGAAGTCGTCCAGCCGCGAGAGCTGATTTTCATGCCCCTCCCGCACCAGCTTGAGAATGATGCCTCGACGACGCCGCGCTTGAATTTCCCTGCGTTCAGCTTCCATTGCGATCCTCCGCCCCCCTGTGCCTGCGATCCACTGCAACCTTGTCGTTCCTCTGCCTGCGGTCCAATGCAACCTTTTCGTTCCTCAACATCGAGTGCAGCCCTTTTATGCCGCGCTGCACATCCAGCAAAATCTCGTCCTGCTTATCCAGCCGCTCGTAGACGCCTGGAAACTCCTGCGCGGCATAGATGGCCAGCCGCTCCACCTGCTCCTGCTGCCGGCCGCCCTGGTCCGCCAGCCTGGTCAGCGCATCGGCCGTCTTCACTCCGGCCTGAGTCTGCTGCTGCGCGTTGGTCACAAGCGCGGTGAACGCCGTCTGGATGGTGCCGCTCATGCGGCTCATGAAAGGGGCCAGCAACGCCAGCGCCACCAGCGCGAGAACCGGCCACGGTCCCCAAAGTCCCAGCAGCTTGAACCCTTCCACGGGCTGCCGCTGGAGAAGCGCAAAAAGCCCCAGGACGATCGCCGCCCCGCCGGCCGAGCTGAGCGCCACCCAGAAGTGCCTGAGCCGGCCGCCCCGGAAGCTGGCCGCCAGCTCGCCCTTGGGAGCGCCCCCCGCCTCAATTCCCAACCCTGTCAGCAAGCCAATTTCCCCTTCCATCGTCCAAAACCCGCTTTCGCCACCCTGAGACCCATCCATGCCACAGCCTGATGCCCCGCCATGGCCCGGAAAAATACCAGAACCGCATACCAATTTCGGGGGTGCCAGTACCCCACTGGAAATTTCTACCGACGCCTCCTACCCCCCTTAGAACGATTCTTCGCGCTTTCCGTCTTTCACGAACCCGAAGACCAAACTCAGCAGAATTTCGCCCGGATAGTGGGCTCCGAGCCACTTTGGCCGGGAGATTACCCGGAAAAAGAGCGTCTTGGCCACCGGCACGTACCTCCAGGAGATGTTCAGCTCGCCGCCCGTCTGACCCATAAAGCCCGGGAATTTTATACCCAGAAATGTCTCCGCCCGGGCCTTGATCCGCTCCCACCTCTCCAGGTCGATGCCTTCGAACTCGAACCGCTGCTCGCGAGCCTCCTTCTTTCTCAATGCTCCCCCTCCGCGTGGCCGATCCTGGCCGCGCAGGCGACCCAGTCCCCAGCGATGCACTTCTGGGCTTCCGCCAATGTCATCTTTCCGGCGCAAACCAGACCAGGCAAAACATCTTCCACCTGGTGGTCTTTGATCCGCGCCTGGTCCATCGGCTGAGGCCATAGGTTGGTCAGGCAGTCCGGGCAGCCGCCGATCTCGATCGAGATCAGGTGATCGCCTTCCACTGTGCCGTCGCATTTGGCCACGCCGTACTCCGCGCATGCCGCGCGCTTCAGCTTGGGAAAATCCCTGATCTTGTCCCGGATCGGCCCGGTCCGGAAGTCCTTGGCGCAGACATTGCGCTCAATGCCGCCCACTAGATGCGGCTTGCCTGAGATGTCCGCCACGGCCGCCGGGTCCACCGCGCCAGGCGTCACCTGGGGATCGGGGAGAGCTATCGCCCCGTTGTGGGCGTAGACGGCCGCCTGCAATCCCATGCCCGCCTTACTCGTGGCTATCAACGCCGCGTCGATCTTGTCCAACCGCGCGTCGATCGCGTCACTGGCCGGCCCCGCCGGGATCTGTCCGTACTGCCTGGTAAGGCTTTCCTTCTGCTGTTGCAGCGCATCGCCCCCCTGCGCATAGGCCTCGCGCATGCAGCTCGCCATCCAGACGGTCAGCAGAAAGGTCAGCCCCAGGTAGATCCAGCCTCTCAATCTCATGGTCATAGTCCCCCCTCCACCAGGTCTCTGATTCTCGCCGCGGCCCTCGACTCCGAAATCCACCAGGGCCGCTTCGTGCAGGTCACCGTCAAAAGCTGTTCCGATTCGCTGTAGGTCCAAATCACAGTGAGATCGGCCAGCGTCGCCGCACCCGTGTCGCCCAGCACCCGCATCTCGCAGGCCTGGGCGCGCCACCGTGCGCGGATTTTCTTGTACTGCTCACACGGCACCCCGAACAACTGTGTCTGTTTTTGGGGCGCCATGCACTCGTCTCCGTTCGATCCGGGGCGGCCCGCGGGTTGGCGGGCCGCCCCGGTGTTGGTTGAGTTCCCCAGGTAGGCGCTCTGGTCAATGCCAGTACGGTTTAGCCGGAGCGAGCGTATTGCCTCCGGCAGCAATCTGAGGCCGTTCTCTCTTTGGGTTTATCGCGTTAAATCTTCTTCTTGATGGCGGTCTCGATCGCCGTCAGCCTGGTTACGAGCGTGGCTTCCACGCTCTTGATCGCGCCCCCGATGCGGCCGGAGAAGACGACTCCGCCAATGAAGGCGACGATGGCGACAAGCACAAATCCGAAGAACAGATGCATGGCTCTCTCCTATTGCTGCGGGCCATTGGCCCGGTTGTTGAAGACATCGGCGGCGCGGTTGATGGCGTAGAGCGAGCCGCAGATTCCTGTTGCAAACAGCGTCAAAGCGCCCAGCGCCTGGCAAAACTCCGCCACCGTGACCGGCGCGTGGATCTTCCAAATCAGCGCCGAGGCAAAGCCCAGCGTAAACACGATCACCGCGACGCAGCAGAACCGCGTACTGCTGCCAGTCCCGTCCGCCTCGCTCAGCATCGAGCGCAGGTAGCCGCGCGCCCAGTTGTCCATCGGCGTCATAGCTTCCCGGCCACGTAGCCGGCCGCCACGCCGATCACCACCCACTTGGCCGCGGTCACGGCGCGGTGCAGCCAGGTGCCGCCCTTGGCCGTCTTCTCCCACTCGCTGGCCTGCGCCTTGGTCTGGGTAAGCTCGGTCTGCGTATCGGCCTGGGTCAGGGTGCAGGCGTCCAGCTTGGCCGAGTTCTCCTGGCAAGTGATCGCGCCCTGCTGTAGCGCGGCAAAGTCCACCTGGGGGATCTGCACCACCGGCGCGCTGGGAATCTCTTCAGTCTTGCCGTTCACCGTCTGCTCGACGGGCGCGGGCTGCACCACCTGCAACGGCGCGGCCAGGCCGGGGAACATCTTGGCGGCGTCAATCACGATCTGCGGAGCGGTGGCCGGCGCTTGCCGCTCGGCCTCAAGCGTCTTCATCTGCGCGTCCAGATTCTGCTGGACGGTCTGAGCATCCTTCGCGGCCTGGTCGATGGTCTTCTGCTGCGCGGCCGTCTGCGCCTCAGCCTTGAGCCGCGCGTCGTGTTCCTGCATCCAGGAGAAGATTCCGACCGCAAGCAGCAGGATCGCGAGAATTCCAATCACAGCCTCGCGCGCCCAGCTCGATGGCGCGGCAACCGCCGCCGCCACTGTCGTTTCAGGTGTCGTCAAGCTGCTACCTCCTTCGCCTTACTCGCTTTGCGGAAAAATCCCGTGCTCCTGGTTGACAGCTTCTGAGCTTTACGCAACCTCTTCCATTGCCGGCCAGACATGCCGGCAGGACGCTTTGGCTTGGTGCTTCGTAGTTGGCCTTTATTGCATGGATACAGCTTGACCAGGTGAGGCGTATGACTGTAGGGGTCCGGGGGGAGATTCAAGCTGCTACCTCCTTCGCCGGGCCGTCTTCCGGTCCGTCGTGCCACAGCGCAAACTCGGCCTCGCGCCGCGTCTTTAGTGCGGCCAGCTCCACTTCGTGCCCGTTCTCCAAACCATGATCCCAGCGCAGCAGCGCCTCAGCCGCGGCCTTGTACCATCCTGCGTTCAGATCTTTCAAGAGAGTGGAAGACGCGAGCCGCCCGGCGCCGAGGTTGAACACAAAGTCCACCAGCGCGTCGAACTGGCCCTGGGTCAGGGCAACCCCGACCAGATGCTGCACGGCGTGCTCGGCATCGCGCACGTCGCTCACCAGGATCTCCGCGGCCTGGGGCTCGGTCACACCGCCGGGAAAGGAGTCGGAATGCAGCAGGCGGTGGCCGTAGCCGATGGTGGGCAGTCCCGCCACATCCTTGTAGGTGCGGGCGCGAAACCCTTCCGACCGCTTGAGAAGATCGAGCCCTGCCTCGCTGAATTCCATCGTCCACCTCACGCTTTCACGTCTTCTGGGGGAAAGCGCGGCGGCCGCGTGTAGATCGCCAGTGACGGCTTGACACGCGGCACGGTTAGCGCTGCTCTGGCTCTCTCCGCTATCTCCTTTCGTGAGATGTTGGAGTGTCAGTTCCCCGGTTTGGGTGAGGCCAGATTAGGGCGCGGCTCTATGAAAGCCGAGTGATGCCTTAAAAGAAAATGCCGTCCGCGAAACGGACGGCGTGGAGGGGGGGGGGAGGGGGATGGTCAGGAACGAGTCGGTGGCCAGACGGATTCGGGCGCTTCGTTTATCCAGTTAGCGCATTTGGCTAAGAATTCTGGTGGCAGGTCTCTGTCGCGATCATCGCACGTATCTAAATCGGATTCCATCACACAAAGCACTGAACATCCGCATTGCCATCCGTTCGGAGGATATATGTATTTCCACACTGGATCATCGAAGCGCGCATGAAACCCGTCCAGGCGCCGATGCTTATCGCAGTTTTCTGTCATTCCCCAGTAGGACCAATGCGGCATCGTCTTTGTGTGTTGGAGATTTTTCTGCCGGTGCCCTTCTGAGTAAGTGTGGAGCTGGACGGACGTGCAGAGCAATTCAGCCGCATGCCTGAAAAGGAACGAGGCAGAGTGCGGAGCTTCGGTCGACTGGCACCAGTGGCGGAACTCTCGCCCGACGCACCCGTGATTCGTGAGGAAAAGAATCTTCTGTGCGATAACCATTTCCGCTTCTCGATCTTCCTTAGCTCCGCACCACTTCAGCATGTTCCGGATCATGGCCGGCGCAAGCGGAGCCAGATTGTAGTCGCTCACCCCACCGAAATAGAAGCTGCCTCCAGAGCACATGGGCCCTCACTTTCCCAGCGATGGGTATCCGATCCATTTGACCACAACACCTACAACACTCCAGTCGTCTTCATCGCGCATGATCCTCACGGGAAATTTGGGCGAGACATGCTGCGGTACGAGCAGGTAATCGTTCTTATCTTTTCTCAGCCATTTAATGGTGACGCCATCGCCTTCCCGCGCCGCAACCATCTGTCCCACCAGCTTCTTGGGGTCATGCTGAGCTGCATCAATGATCACTATATATCCATCATTCACGAATG